ATTGGTGACTCACCATAAAGTCTAGCTGTGGAACTATACTTGTTAAAATGTATTATTTCATCTCTCGCAAACGGGATGTCGCCCTCGTGATCCTCAAACGTGTATGCGATCGGTACTAACTCTGTAGCGCACTCTGCACAAGCTGTACCATTCATAGTTTTACGACAGGTTGGACAAAACTTATTCTCCATCTGAAACTTACCAAACCTGTCCGTGTTGTATCGCATCTGTTTAGAATCTTCAACCCATAACTGTGATACTTGCTTACCTAATATTCTGCCCGACTCATCTTTGACGTAATCGTAAACGATTGAAACCCATGCATCGTCAAACACTTCAAGCTGTCTGATTAAAGCCTTACAGAACTCTTCACCAGTTATATCACTATCACCGTTGCTAGGATCCTTAAGTATTCGCTCCAAAACTTCTTTCTGATCCTCACTGGGATTATCCACAGTTTGTTCTAACCTGTATCCCTTAGCAACTGTCTGTGAGGCTATTCTATTTATTACAGTTTGAAGATGAGAGTAATTTATAGCTAAATCTTCTAAATGATGTAAGTTGTATATAGGATCTATACGCATCGGCCCCGTGCTACCCATAGCTGGTGCCATATCATAAACGGGTGTCCTAGCCTCCTTCTCTAAATTTCCATCTAAGAATGTCTGTAATTTAGATGTCTGTTTGGGCTTGCTCCTGAATCTGTCTAGAAATCCCATGCTACCAGTCTGGGTCAGACCTCTTAGCTCTAATAAGCCTTTCTCTATTATCGGCTTTGTAAATGTAATTTTTGATCGCTGGCTCTAGAAATTTAGCTACTGTTACACCATGTGTTTTTGCTAACACTTTTACATCTTCTCGAACTCGATTATCAATGCCTTTTAGTTCGAGTCGAGCCATTATGATGACAAGCCCTCAAATAAAAGTTTGACAAAAGTCTCATGGATAAAATTCGGCCCGTAGCTTGTCATCGGTATTGACTATGGCCACTGCCCTTTATATATTTAATCAGTCATCCTGCGACCATGTATAATAAGTGTCTTCAGCTTTCTTCCTCATTTCCTGAACTGCCTTAGAAGATCGGTGCATCTTAAGCTTGTTCTGTATGCGTCTGCGGGAACGTTGTATAGATTCATCGCAAGGTGCATAATGTAATAAATCATATAAATCGGATAAAAACTTGTCCTCTTCGCATAATCTACCTTTAGAACTAGTGGCTCGGTAGAACTCCTGTAAAACTGAATAATATAGAAACTTAGTATTATCCCTGCAGACGTCATGATCACGCAAATGACGCATAACTAAGTCCTCAACTTTATTGAGTTTTTTAGTCAAACCCATCTTTTATTTCCTCTCTAATTTCTTTAATCCATTCTTTTGTTGAAGTTACAAAGTTATCTTCACGATTTACTTTGGCTAGTTTAATTGTTATTGGTTCTATTCTTCGCATACTAAACATCTCCATCCAGATTCCATACGGATCTTGGGGCTGTAACATTCATCGCAACGATATAAGACTAACTGCATTCTTCACCCCTCTCTTTTTTGCGTTTAATAAATTCAGCATAAGCTTTTGCAAATGCTTTGTCATCTGGTATAAATCTGATTACTGTTGTCTTACCCATCTATGATTCCGCCATCGCCGTATTTTTTATCCAGTTTTGCTTCATATTCGGCTTCTGCTTTTTCCCATTGCCTGTACTCTTCTCTTAGCATAAGTATTTCAGTGTATTCCCACTCGATCCATTCAGCTAAAGCGTGAACATCAACTACACGTTGATACTCGTCAAAGCTTAAATGTCCGTTACCTGAGTCGCACTCTGTGCGGAACATTTCTATTGCCTCTTTTAACTGTGGCCCAGTTAATTTTTCCCATGCTTCTTTTTCGTTTGCGTTTTTAGTTGCTGAGTTCTGTTTGCTCATAATATACTAATTTCATAGGGTTATATAAGCTTTTACCTTATGCTTTAAGCTTAACGTTGTTTTTTCTAGGTTTAATTTACATTCCGAAAGCATATATAATTATATTCTTTTTAGCGTCTGCAACGAATAGATCGCCCAGACTATCATCGTGAATAAAACCGCCATCGCAATACCTACACAGATTTCAAGTACGGTTCCCAACCATGTCCCCTACGATCGGTGTGTAAATATTATCTATTTTACATTTATAACAATCTACCACTGGCCGACCATTTTTTTTCCTCTTCTCGCTAAATATAAAGTGATGATGTTCAAGATGCCTATGTTGCTCTTCCCAGCGTTCACCACAGACAAAACAATCAAAACGCCATCTCACTTAATCATCTCCAAACATTTTTTGCAGTTTATATATTTATAATTCCTTGTTGCCATCTTTCTATATTCCTGCACCGTGCAACTGTAACCGCACAGGGTCATTCTTGAAGTGTGGCTAGCTATATGACGCTTCATTAATCTATCGTAATAACTGACCCTTGAAAACAGTTGTTGATGTCTAAAACACCATGTTTAAGCTTAACATAACAATGTTTACAATGTATGCGATCTTCTGCCATCGTACTCCATTTAGCAATAGTTTCTCTGCACTCTGGACACACTTTCCATTCTTCTTTTGTCAACGGGTTGCCTTTATTCATAAAAGGTTATATGTGCCATTATATAACCCTTTAAGGTCAGAAGTTATCCCAGCTAGTAACACGGATCCCACGCTTATCTATTTTTTCTATGGCTAACTCACACATCCACAATGATATTACAGCATCTGACGTATGGCCATCTAGCTTGCCGTTTTTACCCCACATTAGTCTAGACAGACCCTCTACGAGCTTCCGTGATCCTATCGGCCCTGATTTGTTTACTGCTTTACTGTATGGGATAATGTAACGGCCCTGTTCTAAAGCCAAAGCTATCCGAGGTATGCCTATCTGTGCGTGATGCTTTTCAGACCCTGTACGGTGGCCTTCTACGGGCAAAGAAGCCAAATCCTTAGCAGCGTGCGCCACCAGTCTCTGGAAGCCGTTAGTCTCCACCATAATTAAACTTGGATTATATTTCTCAGATAATGATACTAAATTATTAACCTGCGAAGTTAACCAGCCTGCACCCTCAGCTTTTACCTTACCACACCATTGATACAATACCTGTCTGGTTTTAGTTGTACGATCGTAAGACAGTACAGTATAAGCTGTCTCGTCATTACTCATGTCTAAACCAACAGCTAGATCAACGCCTATCACTATATCTGATCCTTCTAAAGGTTCTTCAAAACCTAGATTAGTATCTAGGCAAGGCTCTATTACATTAAACGGTATAACTGCAGTTTCAGGGTCTAATGGATTCAGTAAGTACTCAGACTCAAACGCCCTAGTACCCATCGAGTGCCTTTCAGCTTCTAACCTATCCATAGTCCAGTACTCAGGCCATCTAGGTTTATTATCCTCATCTAAAGCAGGATGCCAAACGTGAGCCCAGTCGGAACTCTGACGCACCCAGTCGGTCGCATCGCCAATACGTTTTTGAGTACCTATTAACACTATTTTACCTTCAGGCAGACGCATAGGCATAACTACTCTTTTTATAAAATGTATTATATCACTATCTGATATTCTAGGAAACTCTTCAAGTATGTCGTCAAGAATAATCATGTGAACGTGTGGCCCCTCTAACGCCTTACCAGTAGATGCAGCTCTTACTCTACTACCGTTAGCAAAGTGCTTCTCGCTTTTTTTCCAAGAACCACCGTCATCTTTACCTTTAATGAAACTGCTTAAACGCCATGATCGTTTGCAGAGTTCTTCAAACTGTTCCATTTTATCTATCGCTTGATCTAAAGTTGCAGATACATACAATGCCCTGTAATTAGGATATTTATGCATCATGTATGCGCAGTAAGTTAAAGTAAATGTTGTTTTAAGATGCCCTCTGGCACACATTATACCAACGTAGTTTTTATCCTGCTTAAGAGTTTGCAGCCACTCTTTGTGCATAGAACCTAGAGGAACATATTTGCTAGGCTCCTGCCTCATAAAATCACTTAATACATCATCTGCAAAATCAATAAAGTCCAAGTCCTCTTCTAAAAGACCTTTAGTTAGTAAATGCTGAGTAAACTGTTCTAAACCTTCAATCGATGTCATTTTTTAATATATTTTTTATTTACCGAAACTTCTATGTATTTAGGATCTGTATTATATAAATAATCTGAAAGCTCTTGTATATTATCAGTTTCTAATAATACTTTGCCTGACACACTATCGCAGATTCTGAACATTACTCTAAATCCTTAATCATCTCTACCCAATACCTTAACACTAAATTTATTTGTTTTTGTGGGATCTTAGCTTTTTTCATAGCTTCAGGCAACTTCTCAGCAACCTCTTGAACTAACTCATCCTGTAGATCCTTAGCTCCTTCTAAAGTAGATAATAATCTAATTACTGAAACCATCTCATAAGGTCTTATTTCATAACTACTAGTTTTTAGTTGAGATATAAATTTAGATTGTACAGCCTGTAAAGTCTTTATGTTCTTTATAGTAGAACGGGTGCTGTTAGTTGCCGTTTCTTGCCTTATTACCTTTCTTTGATTATCTAATATATTTTGCCAATTACCTTGTTTAGCCCAACGTTTTATTGTGTTATGTGCAATAGAGTTGTTATATTGTTCTTTAAGTTTGTTAGCGATGGTCTTGTATCCCATCCCCTGTAAGAAAAATACTCTAGCTTCTTCCTTAATACTATCATCATAGCGTACCATCTAATAACTCCGCTTTCTGTCCTGTAAAATCTTCCCAGCGTTTTATTATGACATCACAATAGTATGGATCTATTTCTATTCCGTAGCATTTACGACCTAAAGCTTCAGATGCTATAATAGTAGAGCCTGAACCTAAAAAAGGGTCTAATACTAAATCATCTTTTTTTGAGGAGTTTTTTATTGCTGTTTTACACAACTCCACTGGCTTCATCGTAGGATGCAAATCGTTTTTTTTTGTTCTATCTATATTCCAGATGTCAAATGAGCCTTTCTTACCATAAAAATTATGTACTTTACACCAGCCATATATTATAGGCTCATAACGACTCATATAATCACTGTTACTCAAAGTGTGATTACCTTTCTCCCATATTATCAAAGCTTTATATTTTAAATTATTATTGCTTAGTGCTTTAAATAATATGTCTAAACCTAAACGATAAAAACATATATAATAAGCACCTGTGTTATACTTAAGTATATTTTTAGGAATAGTATCTAAAAAAGCATCAGCTTCTTCTTTTGTCAAATTATCGTTTTTTATGCCTTTATAATTAGCATTATGTGATTTAGTGCCATCTGCGTGTACGCTACCTGTAAAGTCCATAAGATAAGGGGGGTCTGTAAAAACCATATCTGATTTATAACCATCCATCAAACGATCCAAATCCTCATCTTTAGTTGAGTCACCGCATAATAACCTATGCTCTCCTAACTGCCATAACTGACCCTCTTTACATACTGTTTTAACATCTTCAGGAATAGCATCCTCATCCGTTAAACCTTCTTTAGGTTCTTCTAAATCGGCAAGTAATTTATCTAACTCATCCTCATCAAACCCAGTAAGCAGCTCGTCTACGTCATCAAAGAACTTAAGCTCTGCTAATAGTTCCGTAAGTTTATCCTCATCCCAGTCACCGCTTATCTTGTTTAACGCCACGTTCAACAGCTTAGCATCGTTTTCTGTTATATCTAAATAAACTACAGGTATTTCTTTAAGACCTAACTCTATTGCTGCTTTTACACGCTGGTGACCGCCTACGATCATATTATCCTGTTTACGAACTAACGCAGGATCTACAAAACCAAACTGCTTAATACTTTTTATTAATTTATTAAGCTCTTCTCTAGTTATCTGTCTGGGGTTGTAAGCTGCACTCTTAAGTGTTTCAGGATCTATAAGTTCAATCTTCATCATCGCCCTTCCACTCTTTAACGTATGTTTTTATGACCTGCCTTGCTAATTCAGACACTGGTCTACCTTGTTTCTGAGCGATCTTACTAAACTCATCCCAGCTGTTCTTAGTTCCTTTCGGGAACGTTAGTAAGTATTGATATGGTCGGTTTTTATATGCCATAGTAATCTATCCGATTAGGGGTTATATAACTCTCCTTTCTTTTAACCAAAAGCTCCAGTCTTTTTCAGGATACTTTAATGCAATCCAAGCCATCTGAGTTTCTGTAGAGTTCATATTATCAAGATAACTAGTTCTTTCTTTTACTGTTTCAATAGAAGGCATAAGTCTAGCAAAGTCATCACCCTTCTGTATCCATCTGCCAAAGCTACGTTTAAGTGAATGAAACTTGTCTTCCTTATACGCTAACATCCAATCTTTATCTCTAGCGGCTTGAACCTCAATCGCTTTCTCAGAAGTTCTGATCTCGCTTAAACGATCCATGAGTAAAGCTCGGTTATGTTCTTTATTCTCTATCTCCACCTGTAGCTTTTTGAAATCATATTTACTTTCTGAAATCTCAGAGTTTATCTCTTCTATCTGCTGAGTTAAAGATAACACATCATTCTTTTCATCCATCATCCTTAACGCTGCCATCTCTAGCATTTCAGACATAGATCTACCCCTGCACCACGCCTTGAATCTTTCCCAGAACGTAGGCGACACAGTTATTGTTCTTGGTATCCTAAGCTCATTATTATTAATTCTTTTTCTACCCATATTCTTGCCTCTGGAATCTTAAGGATTCTATAACCCTTTAAATAATTATTTAATACATATAATAAATAAAAAGATACATATTATATGTATATAATTAATCAGCGTACATCTCCTCAATTTCTTTCTTAGTTTTTTCTATGTATGCTTTCCATTTAGCTAGTAATTTATCTGAATCCACGTTTAAACCTCTCTAGTTGCCAGTGTACACCTATCCAAAAACCTGAAACAAAAAAAGCAAAGATTAGGATCAAAGCTAACAAATTATTCATCTTTCTTTTCCTCTAGTATATCTCTGATCATGTTTTTCATAAGAACCACCATCATACCTAGCCCTGCATCAAAAGCCTCCAGCTCTTTATCTTTATATTCCATTACATTGCTGGCTCTAAAATTACCAGCGTGAATTATTAGTTCGTTTAATAAAACAACCCATATATCTTTAACACTACTCATTTCTGCAATCAGCACAGAAACTACCATGCTCCTCCACATCTAATGGCGTGATAATAAATCCGCAACTTTTACATCTCCAAGTCATTGATATTTCTCCGAGCAATAATCACAGAGCCAGTATGCCAGTCTATCATTCTCAAGATCGTGAGTATCTATATGCACCATGCCGTGACCATGAAATTTGCCATGCTCTTTACACAACTGCCTTAATCCTATATTACCACAGGTATCGCACTTGTAAGGCCTGTTCTGATCACTCATAACACTCACCACACCTTAAACAACACATTTCAAAAAGATAAGCACCACAAGCAGGACACGCTTCTTCATCATACTCTGTTATACTCATTTTTTACTCTCCACATATAAATTGATTAACTCTTCTTTGCTAGTATCGTTTAATATTTTTGTAGCCAAATGTTCTATAAGAGGTTCAATACTCATGTAAATTTCGTCTGCTAATTTATGATCTTGATTAGCATTAGCCAAACCTAAACCCATCTGATTATCTGCTACAACCTGCTCTTCTGCTAAATCGTAAGCCATAGAACTATACATATCTTCTTCAGTTTCCCAGCGATCGCCAAACAGACCATTCAAAAGTATTCTCTGTCTAGCGTTCATTTTTTACCTCTAGATAAAGCCGCAGCTTCTCTGGCATCTGCTACAGCCTCTAATACTTTAAGTTTGACGCTTTTTCTAAGCTGTCTAAAACTAAACTCCTGTATCTTATCATCAACCTTTTCTCTAGCGTCTAAAGTAACTGTCTCGCTAACATCTACTCTGATAGATTCGTACTGCTGCGAACCTGCAACGGTTATACCCATCTTAACTGTGTACCCTTCAGTTTCCATTAACAGCACCTCCCTATCTTTTCAATAGACCATAGGCCCATGTTTGTAGTAATTTCTATTTGATAAATAAATCCATCTTTGTATTCTACAATATAGGTGTAGCCTGTTTTGTCATCGTTAGCATCTAGTTCAGCGTATGAGATAACATTCTCTGCCGTGCCGTGCCAAGCAGCGTGTAATAGCATTACCATAATAATCCCATCATCTCTTGTAACCTCTTCTAATGTAAAAGACCAAGGTAATAAATCCTCATCGCTACCGTCATAGTAACCATCGTTCTCCAGTAAATATTTCCCAAACAGGATGGCCTCATCGCTATCTCCTAAATATTTAAGATCGCCTAAAGTGGTAGGTAGTTTCCTCTCTGCCTCTTCAAAATATCTTGTAATTTCGATAGGGACACGAGCCTCCTCTTTACAGTCCTGACAGACCCATAATTCATATTCTACTCCATCGCCATCTTCAAGTTCCCAGTTATTAGATTTGCATCTACATTCTAGTGCCGAGCCAAACGATACCATCACTCTAACTCCATAGCAGATTTCTTTTTCCAAGTCTTGTCAACGATCGTGTGACAGCCTGAGCATTGGATAATACAGCAATCGTAAGTGTCTGCTGAGATAACCTCAGCTTTTAGCTCTGCACCGCATTTCATACAGTTCACTCTAAACTCCCTTTTATGCCTGTAGTGTGTTCCTCAAAAGCTAGATAACAGTTTTTACATAGATGTCCAATTCCATGATATTTAACAGCTTTTTGAGATACTTTTATTGTAACGGATACATTCCCTATGGAGTGTCTTTCAAGGCCGTGATCCCAACAACGGTCACATAATTCTATTCTAGGCATTCATTCTCCTAGCATAAACCTCAGCTATCCTAGCTGGTATAACTTTTGTTTCGTTACATACATCACAGCACTTGTATGCAGGATGTTCTAAAGGCTCAGGATTGTTTCCCCAGCCAGTGTACAGCTTTTTGCAAAGCACACAGTTTTTGTAGTTTTTTTCTATCATTTCTGTTTCCTGCCCTATCTGGGCAAAGCACTTAGAACGTAAGGTTATATAAACGTTCCCCTCCTTTGGTAAATAGCATAAAGCTTATATAACCCTATTGTATGTATAAATTACCACACAAAAGATGTGGCAAAGGTAACAAACAAAAATGAAACAAAAAAACACTTTAATTTGTTCGTCATGCGGTACTCACTGCAGCCCAGTCTGGATCGACTTCGGCCAGACTAAGATTTTTCAATGCACTAATTTTTTCTGTGAGGTGAAATAAATGGCTAAAGACCTAAAGGGGCTTTTTAGCTCTGCAACTAATGAGTGGGCAACGCCGATCGAGTTTTACAATAAACTAGACCGAATGTATCGCTTTAGTCTCGATCCTTGTTGCACTGAGGAAAATGCTAAATGTCCTCATTATTTTACTAAAGAGGATGATGGTTTAGCACAGACGTGGCAGGGCCATACTGTATTTATGAATCCTCCATACGGTTCTGAAATCAAACACTGGGTTAAGAAAGCCTATGAAGAAAGTCAAAAGCACATGACATTAGTAGTTGCACTAATACCTGCTAGAACTGACACCAAGTACTGGCACGACTACTGTATGAAAGCATCTGAGATTATGTTTGTTAAAGGCAGACTGAAGTTTGGTAACGGTAAAGGGTCTGCTCCCTTTCCTTCAGCAGTGGTAGTGTTTGGTGACGATACAATTTTACAGCCACCTGCTATAAGGGCTATTGATAGAAAATGAATGTCTTAGAGTTGTTTGCAGGATCGTGTAGCTTCAGCAACGTAGCTAAAGAACGAGGTCATAACACCTTTACGTCAGACTGGGAGCAGTATGGTAAAATAGATTATGTAACTGACATTATGAACTTTGACGTGAAAAAAATTCCCTTTAAGGTTGATTTTGTGTGGGCTAGTCCTCCATGCACTTACTTTAGTGTTGCATCTATTGGACACCACTGGTATCCTGATCACACGCCTAAAAGCGACAAAGCTTTGGAGGGAGTGGCTATTGTGTTAAAAACGTTAGAAATCATAGAAAAGGTAAACCCTCGCTTAGGATGGCTTATCGAAAACCCAAGAGGTAAATTAAGAAAATTAGGTTTATTAAATAATGACTATCTAAACACCGTAACATACTGCCGTTATGGCGACACAAGGATGAAGCCTACGGATTTATGGAATACAATATCGCCACCGTGGAAACCTAGAAAAATGTGCAAAAATGGTGACCCTTGTCATGTGGCTGCACCTAGAGGTAGCAAAACTGGAACGCAAGGTCTCAAAGGCTCTTACGAACGATCTAAAGTTCCCAGTGAACTTTGTGAGGAAATAATAAAAGTGTTAGAGTCTTCACGATCGATAGACCAAAAATATTTTCTTAAAGAGCAAACCTCGTTATTAGATTTTTAAAGCTGGAGCTGTCTTACAAAGTCTTTAAGGTTTAACTCTGGTTCACCTAGCGTTAACTTAGTAACCAAAGAATCGCCAATATCGGTCTCGTAAGCTACTACTGGTAGGATAACATCCTTTTCTAACATAGGAACGTCTAAACGCACTAAATCCCCTAATCCTACCCACTCAGCGTTATGCATAGTTATAGCATAGCTTACCGTAGGAGTAGAGAACGCCTGCAGTATTTCATAAGCTGTATTTTCTAGGATTCCACGATTTACTGTGTCTAATGTCACTAATGTGGAGCTAGGCCCGTATTGATTTATGCTGCTTTCATCATTTAACGTTACAAATATATTAGCATCAGTTTTACTCTGAGCAGTTACTGAATTAAATAATCTAGTGGTGTCTATTTGAGCCACAATACCTTGTCCTGTTATGTTAGCGTCATCCTCAGATATTTTAAGAACTGATTCAGCAGCCTTGCTTTTATGATCAGACAAATACAAATCAAACTTATTTCCTGACCTAATAGCGTACCTATATCTTAAAAAATCGTTGTTATCATGAAAATCATCATCATAAGAACGTAACATAAACTCCATACATTTATCAATAAAGTCCTTACGTTTCTGCAAACCAGCTAAATTCATATCAGCGTTTGCAATAATACCTGAGCCTCCTAACGAATCTGATACATCAATATCTTGATAATCGGCAGCGTCAGTAACTAAAAAATATAAATCCTGACCAACTATGTCCGACTGCTTAAAGTCTCTAAACTCGGAGGTAGCTAACGAGGTTATCCTGTCCATAGCCACGATCGTGTGCGTTTGATTACTTGGTTTAATTACTTTTACTATTCCCTCAAAGTCAAGATTATGAATGGTGTCACCTCTGCCTATGTTTAACTTTAAGACTGCACCCAGCCTTGCCTTGAGTAGAGATTCTTTATCTGATACTTGTATAGTTACTGATCTGGGTTCGTTTACTGTTGCTTTATACAAAACTTTGCTGATTGTAAGAAACTGATTATCGTCGATCGTAGCTTCGATCTCAACCTGATCTGCAAGCTGATCTGATGTTGTAAGACCCATTAAGTAACATCCTCACCTAGTATTACAAAATTCAAGTTAGCTAAGTAAACATTAGGATCGGTAGTGTCTTTAGTTAAGTTGCCTGATTCTAATCTCATTCTAAGCGTTCTATATGATGCAGTTGGCGAGTCTAACTTTTTACTATCTAAGAAAACGTAATCATACCTGTTACCTTCAACTAAACTAAACAATGCTCTGTATCCTGTTTGGTCAAGAGCTTTAGCTTGCACTGTTACTTTAGGGATACCAAGTTTAGTTCTAGTAACGCCTACTGGATAACGCCTTATGCCTAAAGGCATCTGTGCAGTTATACCGCCACTCCTTGCTATCGCAACTTTTTCAATTGCTATGTTACTATTACTTGCTAAAGTATCAAGATCTAAAGTTTCAGGAGCCACTGCCCTTACTTCAACGTTAGCCTCAGACCAGTGATAATTAAAATTAAAAGTATTTGTAGTTGAACTTTTATCTGCTGCATTGAACCTAGTAGTTGTGTTGTCAAAAATCGCACCATAAAAAGTTATAGTATCATCAAAATTAACATCGTTAAACACAGCAGCAGTAATACTTGGTTTAGTTGTAGAGTCAAATCTCAACACCTCCACATCAGTTTCGTCAGTATCTGCAACCATACTAGTTGAAATAAAAGTGCGTTCATGTGCTGTAAGTTGTGCTGGGTCTGTTTCAATATTAATCTGAGGATATAAATTTCCGTCTCTGGTAAAAGATGCTATTTTGTAAAATTTAGGTGACGCAAAAGAACCGTTAGCTGAAGCTGATGAACCTACTTTGATTATATCACCAACATAAAAATTATTTGCTAACCAACAGTTTGCATCATTTGACGAGCTTAAGGCGTCAATATTTCCAGATATTACTATTGCACCAGCTGCGGTAAAATTAATATTAGTCCCACGCACTCTAGCATATCCGCCCCACTTGTACCTGTTTGCAGTTCTATACTCAAAGATTGGAGATCCCTGTGCGTGTGTTGTGGCTGTGCTGCCATTATATCCTCTAGCAACTAATATGTCATTTCCACTTTCAAAGTGTATAAACATATCTTCTGAATCTATTTTAATTATGTCCGCAGGCACTAATGCTGCTGCATCGGTTACGGATCGTGTGATTGTTTCATCTGTAGCTGATAATGGATTTTCATTGTTAGTATCATTAGTATTTACCAAGCTAGCATTTACATTACTAATATAAAACAAATCAGTGTTTATGTTTTGATTAGGACTTTCATCGGTAACTAAAATATATCTGTTACAGTCAAATATTTCTTGATTTTCATTATCGCCTTTAGTTATACAAACTACACATTCTATTTCTTTAAAAAATACTTCGTTACCTGCTGCATCTTGAGCTGCTGCCCCAATGTTAGGTCTTGCATCTACATCAAATGTTGGCGAAGCCGTTGCTGAGGTATAAGCATAATGATCAAAGTTAGTATTATCTGTGTCTCCAACACCAACTCCACTACTGTTAAAAGAAGCTAAACCAAATATCTTGAATACAGTGCCGTCATTTTCAAGAAAAGATAACGCTCCTATTTTCACTTTCTTACTGCCATCATCAAATACTGTGTTATCGTTATCTAGAGCATTAGCTGTACAAATAGTATTATCGATTAGACTAGGAACATATCCCCAGCCATAATGATTTATTATTTTATCCGATCCGCTAGTTCTTGATTGCTGTAGAGATAGAGTTACTGCTGTGGTACGATCACCATATTTAGCCTGTGTGATTTTAGTAGATGATGGTGAAATAATTGCTTTAGGAAACCCTACTTTAACATCTGGTTGGTTACCAGTAATGTTACCTTTGTCAGACCTAAAACCATTCTCATCTTCTACCTGTACTTTAACAACTTTAGCTCCTGCTGTATGATATATGTGACTCACTACAGTATTAGAAGCGTTGTCAAGCACAGGACTTAGATCCTGCATATCGTAAACTGCATAGTCTTCATCTGTATCGCTAGTGCCTGAGTCCCAGTTTACTCTTATTTTGGTAAATTTATTACCTGTAGATGCTGCACTTACAGCAGAGTTAGTTACCTTAAGATAGAGTTTTTGTCCTATGGTAGCATTCTCTTTTCCTGATCCTAATGCAGAAGAAAGAGCTGAGTCAGTGTGTAATACTGCTGCGTTTATTGCAGGCCTAAACAGAACAATCTCGTTGCCTTTGATTGCAGTAGTATTACTGAAATCTTCGTTTTCTGTAAAAACTCTAATAAATTTGTTTGCACCCTGCGTTAGTGTTGATACCGATGAAAGAGGAACAACCTCTGTTGCATTTATATTTGGATTTGCTTGTATAAAATCACCACTAGCTGTGGCACTAACTCCTGCTGAGGATGCGGCCTCTAAATAATATTCTGAAATAGAATCATCATTAGGGATACTTACGCTGAGATTTGCCGACAAACCATCAGAGGTTACGTTTGAACTCAACGTTGCCAAATCTGGAGGAGTGGATGCAGTGTGTACTGTGATTGCTGTACTCTGCATACCAAAAATTACCTCATCTTCATCATCACAGTAAAAAGCTAAAGTAACTTTGCTACCAAAAGTATAACCAGCCAATCTGGTTGCTGTAACTCCTATTCCTACAGTCTGGTTTCCTGAACCCATGCTTTTAGTTGCTAAAGGCAGCCCCTCAATACATGATTTAGTAGAATCAACTGCCAAGTGTGCTTCTGCATTTGTATGATCTGTAGTTGCTACTGCATGGAAATGTGCTGGATCCCAAGTTGCATTTGTACCATCCTGACCTTGTTGGTCAAAAGAATGATATGTTACTTGACCGAAATTAATATTTTCAAAACTTGATTTTACTTTGTAAGCCTTAAGATTGTCGCCTGAATTACTTATGTTAAGATGTATATCTATATTTTTGACAAATGATTTTGAATTTATATCAGAGGCAGTTGCAGTTATGCTTGGAACTGACAAGGATGCAAGAGTTGGTATTGTAAACTGCATGAAAGCTGCTTTAGTAGATTCAGTGCCTGATAATGGTACAGATTGTATTTTAAAAAGTGCATAATCGTGACCGAAATTGTCTGTGCTTGTTGTCGCAGTTGGATCTCCACTGTCTACATGACATAAATTAACATCATTTCGGCTTATTGTTATTGAACCCATCATCTACCTCCTAACGTATTTAGAACGCCACTAACAGGCCCGAAGGATAGTGCATCCCCTAACTCTGCCGCAGCAGTTGTTACGCCTTGTAGCGATCCGTAAACTCTATCAATTAAGTCTGCTAACATCTCAAACCCATCTTTTAATCCGTCAACTGCCCTAGTAACTAAACCAAACTTAGCTTCCAGTGCCACTAACGCCAATACTAAAATCATAACTCCTATAATTATTGCACCAATCGGATTAGCTGCTATCGCTAAGTTTAATTTTGTAGTAGCTGCCGCTGCCATAGTAACTGCACTAGACTGAGCAATCTTAGCTTTTATATCTGCTAACGAAGTTAAAGTACTTAATTTTTGTAAAGCTATTGCAACCTCTAACGGCCCTGCGATTAATTCAAATCCAAACCGTACTTTGTTTGCTGTCTTAGCCTGCTCTTCATTTATTATATTTAACTCCTGAGCTGCTGCTACAGTTTTAGCATAACCTCCTGAGATCTGATTAAGACTGCTTACTAATGCCTCCTGTCTAGCGATATTCTCCAAAGTTGCCAAGCTTGCAGCTTGCTGGTTCTCTTCAAACTCTTTAGTTTTTTGATTGGCTCGTTCAAGACCTTCTTCTAATCCTGTAGGATCTGCCTCCAGTATAATACCTAATTCTTCTACTACTGCCATTATACTCCTAACTCCGTGCTTACTTCACGCTGCATCTGATTTAACTCATCCAGACGTTCTTGATTAATCTTTTGTGCGATAGTAGCTTTTTCTGAGGTCAGGGTATTCACGTATGAAAGTAAGGTTTCACGATCATAATCATCTAAAGCATCGATTAATAACTGTACATCATCATATTTTAACTTAGGTTTCTCGATCATAAGCTCAAGCATAGCAGTATAAATCGGCATAGATTTACTGTGAGCGTTGTTTAAAACACGCATTTCTTTAGCACTTAAGGTCAATCCTTTAGCATTTTTGTCGTATAACTTGCGGAGCATAGGTAAATTTTTAGCCATATCTTCTTTGGTTTTCCAGAACCGTTCATTTATAGATCTCCACTCTTCTTCAGAAAGCCTACGGATCACAATCATGGGTTTTTGATCTACTTCTTTAAGACCAAACCAAACCTTCTTCTTAGGCATGAACTTAGCTACAGATGGCAAAAATACTTCTTTACGCTGCCAATACTCCTCTCGGATATGACTCATGTCAATTAGGGGCGTGTCGATTTGACCTTTGACCTTTACCATTTACCTACCTAAGTTGTGTTAAGTGTCCAATCTGCCGATATTGCAAATGCACTGAAGTTCTTGTAATCGCCTGCTCCTCGAAACTTGATTGTCATCGTATCTACTATTTCACCTGCACCAGTCATTGGTCTTGTGAAAGATGTGATAGTTCCGTTAGTTAAAGCGATTGAACCGTAAGTTGTACCGAAGTCTAACCTTACTAGTGGTATAGTTGCTCCGTCTACATATTTGTCATAGAATGTTTCGTCTTCAGCAGTCATTGATATTTCTAATGTTATGTCTGCTAATCCTCTGCTTACCTTATTGTTTGCTAAAAATTTAGTAACTGAGTTTCTTGTAGTCGTTCCTGCGATCGGTACATTGTTGTTAGTGATCGTAAGTTTAACCGTTTTAAGATTATCAAAGGTTGTATTCATATCATCTACAGCGTATATAGTTCTAGATGATTCTGTGTTATAAATTCCTTTCAATAAGTTTACTGATGTGGTATCAGCTCCTGCTCTAGTGCATGACCAGTTTGCATCTGCATGAATTAAATCTTTTATTTCTTCAGTTGTATCTTCAGCACCTGCTGTAAGATCCAATACGCCATCTGTTGAGATAGAAGTGTCAAGAGTATCCTCACTGGCAAATATTCTCATGTATCTTTCTCCCACTTCAATATAGCTGCCTGCTGGGCCATCTGGAACAATACCCTTAGTAGCTGCTGCCAAACCTGCGCTTACTGTAAGATCAGTGGGCAGTAGAGGATCTGCTGTAGGAGCTGCTGGAAATGTAGATGATGAAAAGTTATCATTTAAGAATTTACCATCATTAGAAAAGTCTGCGTTTGTTTCTGTAGAGTCCTGCGTGATCAAAGCCGTACACTGCGCATCTACTGTAATAAATCCACCAGTAGTATAATCAGCCTCCAATGTAACTACATTTGGAACTACACCTGTTGCAAGTGTAAATTCACTGGTTGCATTATCTCTTACAAGCAATGCCATGCTGTCTACGGTATTAGTCAATGCATGAGGTACTGGGCTGCCTATTGTTGTACCGCCAATCGCTCTGCCAATAAGTTCCTGCCATCCTGTGCCAGTGCCTTGACAGGCTA